GTGCAATCGGCCTTAAAAAAACGCTGTTTGCCTTTGTCATTCGCTTCGAGTTGTATTGTGCGGTCTTGATTCGATGATGATAGGTGCACAACACTTGTAAGTTGTCGAGGCTATCATCCCCCCCGGCATCCAGTTCAAGCACATGATCCACTTCATTCGCAATCTCACCACATACAGCACACACGTTGCCATACATGGCTAGTACCTGCTTACGGGTACGCTCCCATACCCCTCGCTTACTTCTTTTCGAGCTGGGCATGATAAGCATCCCTCCAATAGTCCACAGCAAACTTCATTGTGTCGAATGTTGTAAATGATGTTTGCAGCATCTCTTTGTAATGATCCAGTCGTGACTCCAACTGGGCTATGTATTCCTGTTGCACCTCGATGAGTCGTTCGTGCAATTGCTCTGTTGTTTCCATGTGTTGCATCATACGACAATTCACCACCTGATTCGGTAGGCGTGGGCAGGGAATGGCATTGTTTTATGCTCATTCACCACCGTCATCGTATAGTTCTGGTTGGTCATGGGGGCTCTGTAAGCCCGACTACGCCATGTGAATGGGTTGCTGGTTGTTTAGTACCTAGGTAGTCCGTGTTAGGCACACAAGCCCATTCTCGCCCTTTTGGGGCTATTCCCTGTTGTATTCTGCGCAGGATTTAATACGCCCTCGAACGGCGGTTTAGCCCCTGATTGGGAGGCCCGTAGTTTATACTCATGCGTAGAGTTGCTCGGAAGGCGATCCTAACTGGTGGGCGACACGACTATGCGGAGGGGAAGCCGCGTAAGCGTGTCGCTCACCTTTTTTAGACTGTTGCCGGGCGTTGTGTTTTGTGCATGCGTACTTGTTCACAGCACATTGTTACCCATAAACGTGAGCCATCGAGATCAGCTGCGACATCGACTGGGTCTTGGAAACATCCACATACGAGACATTCGCCGATTTCGTTAAAGGCTTCGCGCTCTGATTTCATTTTTTTGGCTATTGAGATGAGCATGTCGTCTAGTGTCGGTCTGGCCATGATTCCTCCTGCATTGCGTTAATTTCCTCGATGATGTCATTCATCGCTTTATTTGGTTTTGGATGTTGAATACGGATCCAATTACGGATGTATCCCAATGCGCTCAACCATCCAGCATCAAACTCTGGATGCGGATTGTATTTATCCTCGTTCGGTGATGTATTCACAATATGTACACTTCCTGCCCTCGTATTTCCACGCGCCGCATGTGCAGCGATTTATTCGTCGATCATCCATGTCGCTTTACCTCCGCGCCACACTGGGAGCATACGACGATGGCTTGAGGGTCGAGCACTTGGTCGCTCTCCGCATCGCCAGATGAGACCCGTTCTTGAAACGCTAAGGAACGCAGCTCCGATGACTTTGCCACTGCCCTCTGGTAGGCCGATAGCCTCAATGAGATCATCCGCAGTAAATGGTTCTCCGCTTCGAGCGAATGTTCTAATTTGTGCAACCGCTCGCTCATGATAATCGGGCTGACTCTTTGCAGCTTGATCAGTTCCGCGTTGTTTTCCCTCAATCCCTGCTCGACGGCAGAGCGCACAGTATCGAGGAGCTTCTGCTCCATGGTTACATGTGTTTGCATCTAGTTCCTCCATAGTGGTGCGCACTTGTCACCGCCTAGGTCAGCGCACATCCATGCGCCCCATGGCTTTCCGTTTTTGTTGCCTGATTTCCATACGCGCACTTCGCCATGATCGCAGATTGGCCCAAACTCATCAGTTGGTGCTGGGATGACTTCCTCGGACTTCATGCCACTAGGCGTTGGGTATGTCTTGTAGGCCTTGTCTTGACGTGCTTCGGCTGCGACCACTTCCTGCATGGTAGCAAGGCTGTTCTCGATGCCGATTCCCATCATGCCTAAGGCTCGACCGACTGCTGACGTTTCCAAGTTCGCCAGTTCAGATCCCCTGGTGAATGATGTCTTACCCTCGGCTAGTTCCGAGCATGTTCCAGTCGTTGGCAATAGATCGTCAGCTGATCGGTACACTTTTGCGATGCCCCAGATGTGTGCTGGGTTGCCGGGCATTGGGCCCATAAACTCGAACAAGATTCGGCCGTCTGGGTAAAGTCGATAAAACTCTTTTACTCGTGTCTTTACATCAACATAATCTTTGAGGTCATAACTCACGGCTAAATCCTTTCGCTAACAAAACTGTGTCACATGGGTATCGAGTTTGACACACTTCGCATGCGTGGATTCCCATTGTTTTTCCAAGTTTCAAGATTGTTTGCTTGTGTAATTCTTCGATTTTTTGCAATGAATCTATCGTGCGATAAAAATCTTCGCGCATTTTGGTAATAGATTCCCAAACCATTACATCCCAAGACCGTGATTTGCTCATGGCTTGACCCATCCATCTGCTCGCATTTGTGCCTCGATGCTGGGGTGGCGTGTGCCGTACTTGCGTTTGGCTTCTTTGTGGCCCCAGTCCACGCCCATAAAGAATCCGAACGCTAGCCCAATGAGGCTGAAAATTGTTGCTGTCCAAAAGTTCAACATGCCCTGTTTCCCTGTCTGTTATTTTTTGATTTGTTCGATGTCGTAGCGTTTGACGTTTCCGACTTTTGTGGCTTTGATGACTCCAGCCTTTTCTAACCGCCATACAGTGGTGCGGTTGATTTTCAACCTTGCCGCTAATTCGGTTTGTGTGACGTAGTGTGTCATTGCCCTGCCTTTCAGGTTGATTGTTGCACGATGTTGCAGGTTGTTGCAAGGTTATTCGTCGTCTGGTGTGTCGTCATTGAGTGGGATCGAGATTAGCCATAGGCAAAATCCCATGAGCGAGGCGAATCCTGTGGCTTTTTTGGCCGATCCGTCGAGTGTCCAGTAGGCGATGAGTAGGCCCACGAATGTGAACGCCTCACCAGTTATTGCGGCCAGATACTTCTTGAGCAGTTTCATGTCACCTCCTAAAGCGGGCTAGTTGTCCAAGGATCACAGCTGCGACGACTACGGCTTGCGATTGTTCGCGTTGCTCTGGTGTCATGTCGTCACCGATCTTTGTTATGTCTGGAATTGTTATGTTGAATAGTTTGCGTATCGGGATTGTGTTGGGTGCATTGGGTTGAATTGTGGTCTGGATCGGTGGCTCGATGATTGGCACAATGTCCGGGATTATTGGTGTGGGTGTGGGTGTTGGGCTGTATACTGGGGTTACGTTTCCCAGCGTTGCTTGTGGAGTCGGCTCACTTGGCTGGGTCGGCTCCACGGTTATTTTTAAACTAGGTGTAGGTGTCGGTGTTGCGGTTTCTATGGGTGTGCTGGACGGTTCTGGGGTTTCTGTCTCTAGTGGCGTTGCTTCTGGCGATGGTGTTGGGCTAGGTGCAAGTGATTCAGTCACTATTGGCGTTGGGCTTGGTGCTGGTGGTTCTGGTTGTTGTAGAGAGTAGGCAGTGATTTCGGTCATTGCCCACACATCGTTGATCGACCACCATAGTTGGATCCAAGCACCGCCACCATTTTCGTAATACCACACATCGAGTTTGCGTGATTCGCCAGCGGTTACTTGTAATGGTTCGCTGATGCTTCCGCAGCATCCTTTGTCATACCAGTCGTCGATGATGAGCTGATCGTCGATGTAGACCCGTGTTCCATCATCGGCTTGTGCTTGTAGTCGATACTGGCCAGTCTGTGGAAACGTAATGAATCCCTCGAAGTGAACGATGAAATCCTCGGTCATACCGCATAGTGGCTCATAGTCGAAGTTGTGTGATACGTCGATTAGATCAAGGGTGCATACTGGTTGCTGACCCTCCGTGAGTGCTGGCGCATTGTTCTGGCCGTTCACATCCCATACAGTGGCTTTGACCCCTTGCACTGATTCAGCACCCACGGGGGCCGTAATTAGAGCGTAGAGCGCAATTAGACCAATAATGACTAGGACACGCCTCATGGTTGCCACCATTTGAATTGGCGTTCACTGCTCCAGCATTTGCCCCCAGCGACCTTGACCTGTGCAGATACCGGGTATTTGGTTTTCATTGTCCACGTTTGAGTCAGCGTAAACTTTTTGAGCGTCGAGCCATGCGTAAACCATGTCTGTGTTCCAGTAGTGTCCAGCGATCCATCGGCGTGATGTCGAGCGAATCGCATCTGGATGTATTCGGGCGACTTCGAGCACCTAATTTGGTTATGGATGAAATACAAGGTGCGTTGGCCATCGAGCGTTACTGTGTCAGTTTTGCCCAAGTCAAAATCCACCCATGCCCTATTGGAGTAATGCTGGATGGACTCAACCTTGATAACTTTTGACCCCGTAGGCACTACTAGCAACAACGCCAGCAGTAACGACATCATTCGTCGTCAGCCTCTTGTGCATACTTTTGAAACGCTGCATCGATCTCGGCTTCATCGAGTTTGCCATCATCGAGGTAGGCCAAGCCGATTCCGCGTAGGACTGTGGCAACAGCTGCGAGGACCGCGACAGCCGCCGATTTCCACACTTCCACACCGACGACCGAGCCCACCCCGACTATGCCGAATACTTCGACAGCACACACTGCGACAATGCGCAGGAGAATGGTTTTCAATTTGGCAGACATGATATCTCAATTCTGCCCTGTGTCGTATTAGTTATGCTTCGAATAATTTCTTGGGGTCGATACCGCCACCACGAGCCCACCCCGGGCCCTTTTGCAGCTCAACGTGCAAGTGTGGGCCAGTGACGTTGCCCGAATGGCCAGTCTTGCCTAATTCTTGGCCTTTCTTGACTTTGTCACCAGGCTTTACCTTGGCGGATTCGCCATGTGCGTACACAACATAGCCGAACCCTGGGTGATGAATGACGATGCGATGATCGCCGTAGGCTTTGCCCCATGCTGTGCCGACTGATTCGACTACGCCATCGGCCATTGCAAAGAATGGTGTGCCGTCTGGTACTGCAAAATCTGCACCCTCATGGCGACCTGTTTTCCACATGTGGCCCTCTTTACCGAATGGTGTGGTCACTTTGCCGTTCTTAATTGGTAATGCCATTATTTTTTTACCTTTACTGTTGGGGCATGTGAGCCACATAGGCTGCACTCGACATCGGTTTGAGCATTTTCAAAATAGATTGGTGTTTCGTTGTTGATACAGCCCTCTGTTGGGCATCGGTATTCGTTCATTAGTTAGCCTCGTAGAATCCTTGTACGCGAACGATGTCGCCAGTTGCCCATGTTCCGGGAACTGTTGCCGTGATACCTGTTCGCACTGTGTATGTGCCAGCGGAGTTGTATGCAGCACCTGTGATAGTGCTGGTGGATGCTCCAAAGAATGTTAGATCATAAATTGTGCCACCTATTGAGGCAATACCTCGCAGATTGCTCATTGTTGCCGTGCTGTTTGCGGTTACTGGCAATGAAAGCGTTAGAGTTGTGCCTTTTGTAGTTGTCGAACCGATAGTGAAATCGACCGAAAAAAATACAAGTTTGCCAAGTTTCGCGTACGCTGCATAGCCGTATGTTCCATTTCCATTGGCCCATCCACCAGATAACGTCGGTGAATACGTTTGCCACGCAATGAGTCCCTTGCCCGTCGAGGTGTCGATACCTGTGGCAAGGGTCTGGATCGCTGTTGCGCCATTGGTTACTAGATCGGTACTGGTCGGGTATGTCCAGCCATTGTTGGTTGTTGTGCCTGCCATTACAGATCACTCCATTTCTGTGTCGGATAAGCCGTTCCGTAGCTTGTCCAAGTGTAACTTGCTGGAACCTGTTTCCAGTTGATTGAATTAACGGCTTGTTGGTACGGGGTGAGATCGAGATCGACGATCCAAGCGTTCTTGTTTGCACTTATTGTGAAGCCGACACAGATAAAGGTTTGTGTGCCTCCCATGGGTGCAGGTGCGGCCACTGACCATTTTTTGCCTGCTGGTCGCATCAAAGATAGTGCTTCGGTGTCGGTCACGTTTGGGTTATAAAGGTTCACTGATGCTCGACGTGTGCCGAATAGTGGCCATGCCAAACCGTTAATTATTTTTGCGCCAGTCGTATCGAGGTCAGCATCGTTATTGATAAATGTTGATAGCGAGCCCGTTTGCTGACCGTATTGGCGGATTGAATCATCATCCGTGTAAGTTTTTGATGTGTTGTCGTATTTGGTCAATGTGACCGTGTTACGAGTATCGCCAATGTTGTCGCTTGCCTCGATGGTTGTCATCAGCTCATTGTTTGCCACCCCATACGTGCTCAAGGCTGATGGGTCGAGATACATTGTGATGTTGTCATCGTCAGATTTGATGAGACCCCAGACACCTGATGTGAGGCTAACGATGTCATCCCACACATTGCGCCAGCCAACATCGAGCGTCTGGCTTTGAGCATTAGTGCCGTTCACGGTTGCATGCGTGCTCATTGGTGATGCATCGTAACTAAGCCAGTCCACATCTGCAGGAACGTTATCCCATGTCAATGACTGCTCGACCGCTCCCCAAGTAGCGTGACCACCATAAAAGATTACTCGATCGAGACATTGGTTAGTTGTGCCTGTATAAACCGCTGGGTTATACCAAGTCATTTGCTGAACCTTGGACTGAAAACTGAACGCTTGTATTTCCCACTCAAGGATGTAACCTGCTGTGCCCCAAGCCGCATAACGGGTAGATACCGTGGTTACATACCCTTGAAAGATTGTGCCCGTGCTCCAGATTTCGATGTAGTCGCCACTAGCAACGTCCGGGACTGTCTCATCCGTATAAAACAATTTGACCGTAGCTGTTGTTGGAAGTGGCGCGTTGATGTAATCATTCGAGCCATACGAGATGTTAAAGTCGTATTCCGTGTAATTAGTCAATTCACGGGTATTCACATACTGCTTATCCGACACATAAAGTTTCGGATTAGGCGTATAAACCGTCACGATAATGCCCCAGTGAAACTCGCTGGGCCACTAACACGACTTGATTGCTGGAATAGGCGTTCGATTGAACGTCGAGCTGATTCACCATCAACCACGCCATTAAACACGAACGTGTTGCCACCCGAACCATTGGCCGCGATTGAACCTGATGATCGAGGTGTAAAGATTTCAGGGCCACGCTCACCGACGAGGTATGAGCCTCCACCTGTAACTGGGCCACCAAGAGCGCGTTTTCCATTTACTGCATCGCCGATGCTAGACCACATAGATTTGACTTTGTTTCGTGAAGTCATCCAATCGCGCAAAGGCTTAGGCATGTCATTCCAAGTATTTTTGATCGAGTTGATTGAATCGGCAATGCTTTTGATCGAATCTGCAAGCGTTTTGACAGCACTCTGCCCACTCTTACCATCACCCGAATTGAACGCAGCGAATAATGCTCCGACCTGATCCGCCGCATACTTCAATGAAGCACCCACGTTCTGCCACGATGTATCGTACTTTTCATCCCGTGCAGCTGATAGAGCATCTGATGCCTCTTTGACGTGTTTTGCCAGACCAGTTTTACCGCCGTAACCATCGGCCAAATCCATTACTGCCTTGAGCGCATCGCTCAATTTAGGGAGCAGTTTTGCTCCAATGCTTTCCTTAAACTCGCCAATGCGCTCATTAGCGATCCGCAATTTTCCCTCGAAAGTCCCAGCAGCAGTTGCTGCTTGACCTTGGAACGTGTCAGACAGTTGCTTAGTAGCGTCTTTAAAGTTCTTTGATTTGATCGTGCCATCGTCGATTTTCACGCCAAGTTTTTTAAGTGCTCCAAAGTTACCGTCGTAGGCTTTACCCAAGGCCCCGGAAACCGTTTCGAGATCCTTGCCAGTTCCCGCACTAATGTCCATTGCGAGACTGGTGAGTTTTTCTGCCTCGGTGATGTTCTTTGTTGATCGTGTTAGTCGCTCGATCGCTGGTCGTAGTTTCGTATCACTAAAACCATAAGCAAATTGTTGTTTTTGAATCCAGTCCTCACTGGACTTAATTTGTTTATCAGTTGCTTTAGTGGTGTTCTTTAAAGCCTTTTCGTATTTCTTGGTCGATGCCTCATCCTCGGCCGCTGCCTTGGCTGCATCGAAAGCAAATTTGCCCACAGCTGCGCCAGCAACAACAAATGCGGCCGCGCCAATCTTTGCCGCTTTGCCTAGGTTTCCAGCGAAACCATCAGCTGCTTTATTAGCACCTTTAAGACCTTTACGGAATGAATCGGTATCCGCAAGTAGGTTAAGTTTTAGAGTACGAATGTCGGCCATTATCCACGCTTCCAATTATCGAGCACTTTGTTACAAGCGTCTTGCCACATTTTTCGGATTTCAGGTTGCAGGCGTTTAGCCGTTGGGAAAATCCAGTAACCGAGGTTACCTGCGCCTTTAGCAGCTGAACGGTATGGGAATCGACGGCCACCATTGGGAAATGATCCCGCTTTGCTTCCGGGATTCGCGCCAAACTCGGAACCGAATACGGCTTCACCAGCGGTTGCACCATTACGGAACACCTTGCGAGCACCACCGACAGCAACGTATGGCATGCGATCCTTTTGGGCTCGAACGCTTTTGGCAACCATTTGTGCCTGACGGCTAAATGGGTCCTGTGGTGCAGCAGCCTTGATTTCTTTAGCCATCATGGCTGCAATAGGCTTTACATCATTTTTAAGTTGGCCCTTGGCATCTTTGTCCATTTCGTTCAAGGCTTTGAGCAGACCTCGGTACTGGGTTGTGTCGGCTTTGATGTTAATAGATTGCTTAGCCATGCCCATTCCTTTCTGCTATTACCTCGAACGCGGTTTCCAATTCAGTTAGAGACCAGGTGCGCAAGTCTGACATTGGTATGCCAGTTTCGACCGCTAACTCAATTAGTCGTCTGACGATGGATCGCTGGTCGATTCTTTTGGGGAATCATCCTCGATGTCAAAATCATCAAACTCATGTTCGAGC